TCGCTTACCTGATCATTCGCAGCCAGCCCGCTGTCGGTGAAGTGGTTCGCATTTCCGCTGACATCCGTTCCCGCGCCGTTGCCGGTGCCAGGAGCGACGGCATAATCAAGCAACCATCCATTCGTTCCAAATGTAAGACCCGATACATCAACTGGTCTCCAGACACCGTTATCGTCAAACTCTCCAAAAGCAGTTATCGCATGATCTCCGTTTTGTATGCTTGTTCCGTCTATAAGAAAGGTCTGCGCTAGATAACCGTCGAAGTACTGTGCCGAGAAGTTGCCGACGGTTTTAACTTCGGCATCTATAGTTAATCCCCAAGCCTCGCCAGAGGTTATATTAGTTCGAGAGTCAGACGACCATGAAGTTATCTCAACACCGTTAAGCCAGATCTTGAGCCTGTCTGCCGCCGCTCCTTCATCACTGTCATAGGACAAGACAAGCTGATACCAAGCAGTAGGATCGCGCAGCACTAGAGTAGAGACTAAAGTAGATGAAGCGTCGTCAACGATGTAAACCCGATCAGAGGTGTCAATCCTAACGTCAAACCTCTCGGACACGGATGAAACTAAATGTGCGTTAATTCCAAGATTGCCTCGCTTGAACCAAGTGCCGAATACACCCTTTGAAGCATCGGTAGGAGTGCCGCCAGTTGTATGCGATGTTTTGGCGCTATCATCATCGTTAAAGCGGCAACTGTAATCTACTTCATATGCAGCAGCCACTCCTGTTATAGCAGCTCCTTCAGGTCGCACAGATACATTCTTAAGCATCCTGTGAGTTAGCAGTGCAGGTGGATATGTTCGAGGGACTCCAGGTTGGACTCCTACACCCCCGGCTCGTCCACCCTGTTTTCCAGAAGATCTATCTACCATTAGCTAGCAAACCTATTAACATAGCCAAAGACATGAACCCCAGAATCCGCAGTTGCAAATGCCCTTACGACTTTAGCATTTCTAAGGACAAGTCCTGGAGACAGTAGATGAAGTCCATCTGGAACTGTGGTTGGAAGTAGATAGGTATACTGACTAGCGGTTGCTGTGGTAGGCCCGATTGCTATAGATATTTCTCTAGGTGTAGTAGCTGCGTTGTAGCCATACAACCACACCTCATCGAGACTCTGAGCTGCCCCAGTAACCGCTGTATGTACTACACTACCTTTAGATGGTGTTGTACCAGTTACCTTGATACCCTGTCCGTCTGTACTACCTGATAATATAATCTTACTGTATGTGCCCATTATGAAAACATCCTTATCTGAATTAAATAGTTACCATCTAAGCGAGTATTTATAGCTGCTATATCAGCTAAGCTATTAGCAGGATCTTCATACCAGAACGACTTTCCAATAATAAGATCCAGTTGAAATCTAATACGCTCTATCTCCGCAGCTGCAGTTGTTGCCTGACTTATAGATTCACCAGGAAACGGGTCTGTCTGAGTTTGCATCTCAGTTGAGTTGTCCGAGTGATCATTTATTTGATCAAGCTCGTGGTTATTAATATGATTCTGGTGATCTGTATTATATATGTTAGCGGTCAGAGTTGTACCAGAAGACCTAGTTGTATGTGAATAAAGACCTGCCATTACCTAGCCCTCTTAAATGAAATTGGCTTACGATCTGCTAACAAAGACCAAGGAGCGTCTCCCATTCCCACAGCTTCTTGTTCTGCCATAAGACCTAAGTCGGCTGAATACATCTGTTCCATACAAGTATCATCCAATCCATGATCTAGACAACATCCACATATAGGCATAACATGAGCAGATCCGTCATCCATCTCTATAGTAACTTCAGCATAGTCTCCAAGTTCTTGTAATATAACCCTCTGAACGATCACAGTACGATCACGCAAGACTCGCTTTTCTTCCATAGAGTCAAGTGGAACAAGACCTTTTATTTTCTTTCCGCAGCAAGGACAATATACTGCATGAACGGAGCCCTTCTCATTTTGGACAAAGTTCCAATTCTTTACATTACTACCAAGCTCCTTAGCAGTTTTTACGCGTCGGAGAGCTGTCTTTCTATTACTCATGTTCCTGCGGCCTCTCCACCTAACCTATAATATAAAAGAAATTTCGCAACTGAGAAATCCTGACCATCTCCGCTATTGTACCCTATTAGAGATATTCTATTACCACTACCTGTTAGCTGCTTCCTTCTATTAAGTATCTCGCTACCTCCGAGTTTACTAGTATCTAATACAAAGGAACCTAACGCAGCTCCCTCAGAACCCATATTAAACTGAACTGTTTCATGTGTTTCACCGTCTATAACAATATCAATCGACAGATTCCAATTACCCTTAGGATCTACTAGCAACTCTAAGAAATCAAATATCTTCTTTTTAGAGGCTAATTGAGGATCTATATGGGATAAGTCTAGATGAGGAGTTTGGAATAGTCCTGTATATCCCACACCAGCGGGAGCAGACCTGGCTTCCTGATCTAAGTTCCATACAAAACCAGCGTTATCTCCCATAGTTAATCTAGGAACATTATCTGAATCTTCTTTCAACCACAGAGACACAGGAGTGTCTCTGTCAGATACACGGAACCGTGGATTCTGTGGAGTTGAAAAATCTACAACTACTCTATGGCTATTTGTTGTGTTTCCAGTTCCCTGCATAGCAAAGTGTACTTCTCTCTTAGCAGGATAGAACACAGTTCTAGTTTGATCTAAATTAGCTAGATTGAAGTTCTCTCGAATAAAGGGGTTCATATCGTGTACATCAGATAGCGATCTAGTGCCTAGATTACCGAACTCAGTTATAGCTGAAATAATGTGGAAAGAGCCACTACTATCTATAAATATAACATCATCGTCAATATTGGTATGTCCTAGAGCCGCTACACCTCCTATACTATCAGAGAGCTTAGCTACTTTCCAATTAGCAACTGTAGGATCTGTAGTATCTATTAGGTATATACCTCTAGGAAATTTCCATAGAATCATAACACCCTTGAAGGAGATACCTCCTACTAACTTCTGGCCTTCTCCTGGAAAGATTGCTATACTATTATTATCTGAAAAATCCTCATGGTTAGTGACCTTACTATAATATACCCTATGTGGATCATTATAGTTACCTCCACCCCATAATCTATTTTCATGGTTTAGCCCAAAGGTAGGATAGTTAGATCCCCAATCTGTAGGAGGATTACTTATATCAGCTGTGGTAGCTCCATCAGCATTTAGTTCCTGGACTTGGTTTGACCCTGTAAAGATATATAGGGATCTATCACTAGCAGCGGCTTCCTTACCGCCCTCGACAAATACAGGAACTACGTTAGTAGCAGTAAGTCCTGTTCTAAGAGTAACACCGAAAGAGCCATCTCCTGAATCTTTTAACAACTTCCCATTAGAAGTCATAACTACCATTCTTTGCGTAGTTCCGTTATGATTCCAGTCATGGCCTCCTATAACAGAAGGTGTAGCCGTAATAGCACTACTATTGTACTTAGCAGCTCCACCTTCTTTACGCATAGTTACACTATCATAGGTTAGGTTATTGGCCTGTAGAAGGTGAGTTGATTCTATTGTAGCCTGGTTCTTAGTCCCAGTTAATCCACTTAACCCGACTACTATCTCAGATATTTGACCTGTGTATGCCATTAGCCTATAATGTGTCCACTTTCAGTACGAAGCGGCCCAGTTAGATGTTCTAAGTCTATAGCTCTTGGATGGATTCTTGCAAAGTCTTTGCCTCCCATTCTATTCATTCTGCGCCGTTGTTCTGCTGCCATAGCCTTTACGCCGTTGATAGCTAGACCCAAGGCATCCCCAGCCTTACTATCTTCCTTATCTTCTAACAGAAAGGCAAGAGCCCAGTCAGCTAGAATCTTTCGATATTCCCTAGGAACAAGAGGTTGAGCACTATCATCAACCAAATCAGCAGGCTCAAATATATACTCGTAGTCTAGCTTTATAAGATCTGTTGTCTCCTCTCCTCCATAGTGAGAGAAGCGCACCTTTCTCTGTCCTATCATAGAGAAGTTTTTAGGAACTCCGGAATGGGCATTATTAAGAGGCCATTTACTACGAAGCTCATCAAGAGCTATACCATCTACTTCCCCTATATTATCCTGATAGGCATAGAAGGGAGATGATATATGAATAACATCTGTTGCAAGGTCATAGTCAAATCGCATCGCCTTGTAGCCTGCGGTTGCAAACGTAGTTCCAGTATAAACACTCTCAAGAGTTGCTGCCACTTGACTAGCTGTATGAGCAGTTAATACAAATACATCTGCATGGTCATTTACCTTAATATGCCGTCCAGCAAGGCTGAATGTAGGAGCAGAGGAGAATGTAATAGAAGCGCTATTATTGGTAACAGATATAGATCCAGTATCATATAGAGGGTCGAGGATGATAGTCCCTTGGTCATCTTTTCTAAGCCACCACCATACTTCGTTTACACTAGGGTCGAGTTCAGAGCCACCTTTCCATATACCCTGGTAGGCTCTGTTCAGATATCTAATAGCCGCAGTGTTAAAATCCGAAGTCCCGTCAGTAGGCTCACCGGCTCTATCAAGTATATCATCTAATAAATCCGCAGATGTATCATAATTTGCCATAACTTAATCTACCCATATCCGTTCCCAAGAAGTTACAGTCCCATCTACACTAAGCCACGGAAGCATATCTGGACGTCTTATCCACAAAAGACCTCCTAATGACTTCGGAGTAACCCAATAGGTTGACTCTCTAGTGGCATTCTTAGGTACATGGGTATGTATAACCCTAAGTCGCCTTCTACTTGACCTGCGCGTAAGCACACTATCTACTTACTATAATAACAGAAAGGGTTTTTCCTGTAGTTACTGTTTCAAACTGTGGCTGTATACTTCTAGGAGTTTCTAATACAACTTTAACTAGTCCCCCCGTTACATTAGTAAAATCTAAATTACCATCAGTAGGTGTACTAAGAACGTTCCATACAGCAGTAGCAGATGACGGAACAGAGTCGTTGCTACCCCGAATTATAATGCGAGATGTGCCCCCTGTAGGACCTACACATTGTACAGTATGCTCTGATAGTCTTGAACAATTAAGGGGATTACCAACACCACTAACAGTAGCCAGCCAAGTAGTCTCGTATACACCTCTGGCAATTGCTTTGGTATCACCTAATATAGCATAAGTTGCCATAACTAACTCCTATTCATGTCTAACTAAATCAGGAGAGGTTTCGTCCACTTCTCTCCTAGATACATATCTTCCCATGAGTTCTTTGAGATGATTCAAGTCTGGCTTACCACTTTTGATCCAGTGGCTCGGTTCATTATGATCCAGAGTACCAAGAATATCGATAAGAGTCAATGCGTCCATAGACTCTACCGCAACCTGTTCTTCTTCTACCACCACCTCCGGTTCCTCTTCATCAGAGGTGATCGGACTACGATCATCACTTGTGCCAAGGTCTAAGGGGAGTTGGGCCTCGGGCTTTGGCTCTGGTTCCACAACAGGTCCAAAGCCAAGACTAGATAAAGCCTCCGAAGTTAGATTTTTTAGCTCATCCGCTACCCAAGATGGAACATCTTGCGGAGGAATAGGAGGGCCACCTCCATCATAGTAGAACTTCCCACTCTGTACATTTATCGGATTCTCTCCTTGTTGTACAAATCTCTTATAAGGATTCGTACCAGTTAATCGCATCTGATTAGTTTCCTTATCATGAACTGTCTTGTGTACGTTATAGATATCAAGTGACATCGTTTTTCCTCTCTCTTCGTTGTTTACTAAGCTCTTTTCTAGCTTTCTTTTCTTCTAATTCACGCCTACGATGATAACCGTAAGGCTCCCTAGCTACTACACCGTTAGATGCTAACTTAGCCTTATGGGCGTACAGAAGAGTACTAGACTGTGGTATTCTATGAGTAAATCCAAAGTGTCTACCCATACCTAGAAGATATGCAACAGCTTGTCCTCCGGATTCTGCTGTGCTTCCACCAGAATAGAAAAAATCAGCTCCATAGATTGAAAACTCCCTAACTCCTATATGAATACCATAAGCCACCATATAGGCAATAGTATTTACTGTGAAGATATCATCTTCTATCGTTGACATCACTTCTTGCAGCGGAAATTCTACAGTCATAGGATAGTCAGAATAGGAAAATGAAGTTATTATAGGCTTGTCATGCCTTTTAAGAAAGTCTGTATAGCAAGGATCTTTATCTTCTAACCAAGCTATGTCATCCATGACAAATAACTTATCGTGCTGAATACCTCTGACTCCACGATTAACAGACCATATTTCGTCCCAAGGGTCTTTCATTCCTTGTGAACTCATAGTCTCTTTAAGATAATCTCCAACAGATCTACCTAAAGCTACTATAGCAACTTTTTCGGGACGGGTTAGAAGAGGAGCTACTAACTCCCCTTCTGGATTTGGGATAGCTTTTTCTTGCGCCATAATATATTCCTTGTTGTTACCAGCCGACAGCTTCGATATATAACACCGTATCAAAGGGGGCTAAAGTTGGAGTCCATGTAGTAGCTAGCTCAGGAGGAACTGCACCGGCAGTTTGAGCAGTAGGAGATACTTCCCAACCAATCACACTATGTGAAGTTGGTGCGTATGTCCAAGCGGGCATACCAGTCGCCTTACCGGTGCCAGTATGACCTAAGCCATGAATGATAACGTAGTCAACATTTCTAGTCATGCCTAGCTCGGTAGGTAATCCAATACCTCCGCTTGTAGCATAAGCAGAACCATTTGCCGCGTTATCTAAGGTTAGTTTTACACGATTTCGTTTCTTCTTACCT